ATGAAATAAAACCTGTTGCCATTGATACCAGTTGACGTTCCAGTAAGCGTGCCAGAAACAAAAACTGGCTGGCCAATGTACAGGCCAGTTGTAGCTGTGCAGGAGCACTGACCCGCAGTTCCAGTAACGGCAACACCAGCAACTGTTGATGGAGTAGGTGTGCCGCCCACGGTAATTGGCTGGCCTATGTAGAGTCCAGTTGTTGCGGTGCAAGAAAAAGCGCCATTTACGCTTGTGATTGCAACACCTGCAAGTGTGTTTGTGCTTATTGATCCAGAAACAACTACCGGCTGACCTACCGCAAGGCCAGTTGTAGCTGTGCAAGAAAAAGCACCGCTTGAGCTTGTGATTGCAACACTCGCCAAGGTGGTGTTAAGCAGCGCCCCGGACACGACAACTTCCTGACCGTTGTACAAGCCATTGGTTGCGGCGCAAGAAAATGTACCGCCCGTCCCAGTTACCGCAACCGTGGACAAAATTTCTTTTGGCAGCGACCCTGAAACAGTAACTGTTTGGTTAATGTAAAGGCCTGAGGTTGACGCACAAGAAAAAGTTCCGCTTGTTCCCGTCACTGCGACCGTGCTTAAATTGGGCGACTCAAGATTGCTTGAAACAACTGTTGTTCCGGAAGGTATGTTTGTGCCGGTAACAGTCTGGCCAGCGCCAATCAAGGTGTTTGTTTCAGATATGGTGACGGATGTTGTGCTGTTTATGTAGGCGTTGGCATCAGTAAAAATTCCAATTCTGGACATGGTCGTGCTATTGATATCGCCAATCAGCACAGGCGTATCAACGTCATTGCTGATTGAGTCAAGGTTCAGACCGGGGTGGGCCACAAGCGACTGAATGCCATTTCCACCAACGTCATAAAACCCATCAAATTGCCACAAGTTCAAATTTGAAGCCGTAAAGTTGGCCAACGTAAAATCTACAGCCCCAGCGCCAATACCGTTGTTGTCAATGGTCAGGACTTGCAAGCCGTCGTTGTAGCCGCTAAAAATTGAGGTAAAGCCGTTCTGCGGGTTTACCCAAATCCCACGAGAGGGGCCTGTGAGTTGATTTGAAATGACGCGGAATCCGCCAATCTTGCGGGGACGGCCGCGTTGAAAACGCACCCACTCGCCATCGGTGTAAAAAACTTTGTCAAAGACCGTGCCGTCGCGTTGAATGCCCGGCTTTGTGTCAAGGGTAAAAACCTTGGTTGCCATCAGAAAACTCCGCCCTGAACACCCCCAGTAAAGTTGCCGGTGCCGGGAATATTCAGCCCTGTAGCCGTTAAACCAAACAGCTTGACGCCCAAGATTGCAATACCAAACTCACCAGAGCCGGGCCGGTAGATGCCCGTTGAGGTCTCTGAAGAAAAGTTTAGCCCCGGAGCGCCCACCGAGCCGTCCACCAAAGACACACTTGACGCACCGGCGGCGATCGTTGAGGCGTTGAGCAAGTTAATTGAGTCGCACAGCAAAATTACCTGCTGGCTGGCGGGGATTACCGCCGTGGACCCGCCGCCGCCTGTGGTGAAGGTAATTTGATAGCCGGGGCCTCCGCCATTGGTCTGGTTTGTGATGTAGTACACCTGAACGGTTTGGGGCAAAACCACAGTCACGTTGCCTGTCAGGGTGCCGGTGTACTTTTGAATTGTGTTGGCGGCCTCGGCTGCTGTTAGGGTGTAGCTGCCAGACACCACAGCTTTGGTGAGCTGGGTAAAATTAAACTGAACATTACGGCCCAAACCAACTGTGAAGAAGGCTACGCCAGAACAGCAAAGCACGCAAGAGTCAGCAGGTTGCAATGCAATAGTTGCAGCGCCGTTTATCAGAATACCGCCAGATGGAGCAATGGTCAACGTGCCAGTTCCACCATTGCGGACCATCATGTACCAGTCATTTCCCAGTGTGACGGCTGATGTCAAAGTTAGGGAACCCGCGCCGCCGGTCCAAACGTAGGTTGATGCACGGTCTGTGGCCACCGCAGTGTAGTTTGACGCAAAGGTGTTAACCTCATTGGCAGCGTTCAAGGTGTTGGAGATGGCCTTCAGACCAAATCCAGCAAGGGTGGCTGCATCAACATTGGATGTGCCCACGCCAAAGGCAATCAGGCCCCATGTGCCGGCCTCAGTGGCGTTGTCGGTCAGGTAGATGTACTTGGCCTCGCCTGCCGCAATGGTGACGATTGTGGCCCCGTCGTAGTCCCTGACATCAAAGCTGTAGGAGCCAACATTGCGGAACAAGGCGTCAATGCCAACAGACGCCTGATTTGCAGGCGGCATGTCTAAGGTGAACGAGTCAAGCGTAAAAGTCAGGCCGGTAGTTGTGCCGGCCGTAGTGGCCACCGCCAATCCGCCTAAAGTAGCCGACAGGGTGAAGGTTGTCGTGCCATTGGTAAGAATGATGTAGTAGGTGGTGCCGCTGACAAGGCCTGTTGCTGTGCCAGTAAGAACCCCAGTGACAACAACGGCTTGGCCAACAAACAGGCTGGGAGTTGTGGTGCAAGAGCACTCCCCGCCCGTGCCCGTAACAATGACGCTAGCAAGCACTAGGCCGCTGGAGAGCGACGTGACATCCATGATCCGCGCTGCGGCGTTGTCCGTGACGCTGCCGTTGATTGGCCACGACAGGGTGCTGTCTGCGGAAAGCGTAATGTCTCGGTAAGAAACGTCGGTCGGCTGGATTACTTGGCCGGTAAATGGCGAATTAAAACTCATTATGAATCCCTCACAATTGCCTGACGATCAGCGGCACGGATGACGTTCTCCGTCTTCAGGACTTCAATGATTTTGTCGTAATTGCTTTGCCACATAGGCATGCGCTCGTCATTCTTGAGGAACGGCATGGCTTGCAGCAAAGTGCCATACAGCAGCGCCTGTGGGGCGTACTGGGTAAACCAGCTTGATTGGTTTGATGAGTCCAAGGGTTGCACGCGCTCGTAATACAGAACCTCGTATGAGTAAGCCAGTGTTGGAGTGGGACCTACCAACCAGTGCTCGTAGTCGTAGTCGCAAAAATACAGCGGAACGTCAGTGCTGGCCGCTTCTGGCCAATACTCTCGAATGTACTCGTAGGTGCGGAGCAGCACAGGTTTGCGCTTGCCTGCTACGGTAACGTTCATTGAAACAGTCTTGCGCCAGCGTGCCGGCTTGGGAATTACGTTCTCGGACGCAACCATAGTGCTTGTGGCCACAGTCAGGTTGCCAAGAAATTTGATCTCAGCCGCAATTATCTGCTCTGCCAGCATGATGAACTGCGGAATTTTGTCTAAAGTCTGGGCATCTGTGCGTTCCAGATAGGTCTGGATGTCATTGACCAAACTGTCATACGTCATGGTTGCGGCGACCGTCATTTTGTTCTCCGTTATCCGACGTTAAATTGCTAAGACAGAAACAGGGCGCGTTCGTCATTGCGGCGTTTGACTAGCCCCGGAAGGATTTTACCCCCGCCCCGTGTAAACTTCAAGAACTCGTCTGCCGCCGCTTCAATCTCACCCCGAAGAACCTTCTGACGGAGGGTTGATCGCTGTACGCCGCCCAAACCGAGATTAAAAGCAAAGCTGACAAGAGCGTCGTTTTGACCTTGGGTAAGCACCACAGGAAAAAGTTTGGCGACCCCAACCTCAAATCGGCGGAGATCAGCACTAAGGATTCCATCTACTTCGGCTCCTGAAAATACGCGGTTATCTTCCGCTTTAAGCGGGTAAGCGTCTCTCTGATCCAGAGGTAAACGACCTTGATCGGGGTATAAAACATGACCAACTCCTACAGTCCAAAGACGCGCTGGGCAACGGTAAGGTTTAAACCGCACACCCTCGTGATGTTTGATCATCTCCATGCATCGCGCAGAGACTTTCATTTCTTGCTGAACGCTTGGCTTCCAAACCAGAAAGAAATGACGCTGGCCCAGATGATCTGAGTTTCGTCATCCCAGATGTTGTCCAGCATGATCTGGAAATCTACACCGTGCTGCCAAGCGTAGACAAACCCAGCAACGTCAACAAACACCAGCAACAGGAACAGGCCATAGGTGATAAGGGGACGAACACCAGCACGGAGATTCACCATCCACTGGCTTGCACCTTGACCAATAGCTATGTCGTGAGCGTACAGGGCGCTGCGCTCTGCTGATGCGGCCTCAATCATCTGGCCCTCTACCCTGATCTCTTCCACCCGTTGCTGGGCTTCAAAACCTGCCTTGCGAAGTTCCAGTTCCCGCTCAGTCTGGAGGCGAGCCATTGCCATCTCGTGGCTTTTGTCCGCACGGTCTTGAAAGAAACCCAACAGCTTGGGTAAACCACCGGCAAGAAAGCTGACCAGTGTAGTAATCAGAGTAATCATAATCAGCCCTTTAAGTCAAAACTCAGGTTTGCATGGCGGGGGTACTGCACAACGCGCTCCCCCTCGGGGCATTTGTACTTAATCGTTGCCAGCAGTGTGGCTGTGCCGGGTGCAATCTTCTCTTTTCTCACCATCGTGAGTTGGTATGTAAACGTGTCAATTGTTGGCCCAGCGGGGCCGCTGAACTTACTTGCCGTTGTTGTTGCCTCATGCACCATGCCTGCGGCGTCACGGATGCTTGGCGTAAAACTCTCCACCGAGCAATCATCCCGCTTTTTAATCCGCGCCACTGTCACATTGATAGGCTTCCCGGCTTCGGCAACAATCTTAAAATGCTCTGGTGACCATTCAAGGATAGCCCGGTCAAACCAACCAAACTTGTCTGCAAGCGTGTACCCGCCGCCAATGGCTGCAATGCTGGCTGCGACTGCTCCAATGGCTTTGGTTACATCAATCATTTGTCTGTCTTATTCCACATCAACGTCCAAAGGTCAGAGAGGCGTAGACGATGGATGCCATGGAGACAATCAAGACGCCAGTAGTCTTCATAATCACACCCTCAAGCCTCTTGAGCCTCGCATTGATCTGTGCATACCGTTCTGCACAAACGGCCTCATGGCTTGTCAACCGGATGTCAATATCACTCATATAAATCCTTTAGCCAATGCGATACAAAATGTAATTGCTAACTGAGGTGCGGCGAATACGGAACCGGGCAGAAATGCCGGTTAACACCGTAAGAGTACCGATGTTTGTAACCCCGGTATTGACCGCCATCGTAACCGTACCGGATGCGGTATTAACTATTGAAAAATCAAACCCAAGGTCATCGCCTGACCAGCTAATTAAAGTGTCCAAAGTAGACCCTGTAGGCATGGTTAATGTGTACGCAACGCCTGTTGTGACAATAATCTGAGTCTGCAAGTTAGCGGCGGTCAGCGTTGCAGTGGTAGAAAAACTTGCCGGGGCAGGGGCGTACACCACCACAGCGCCCGAAAGAAACTGCGCATTGCCTGCGGAGTCCATGGCTTGTCGCACATTGCCTGCGCCATCACTCAAGACAATCCAGTTGCTGCCGGTTGAGGAGATTGGTGCGGCGCTACCGTCATAGCCGCCGACGACTACGTTGTTAGAGCCTGTTGTGATTGCAACGCCTGCATAATATCCAATTGCAGTATTATTGCTGCCTGTAGTGGTTGTGGCAAGTGCTCCACTTCCGCATGCAGTATTAAAACTTCCGGTGTTTTGGAATAGTGCAGCATCTCCCACCGCAACATTGTTTGTGCCTACGACGTTGCTAAATAACGCAACAAGCCCTACCCCAGTATTATAACTGCCCGTATTATTATTGGCTAACGCGTCCTTACCTACTCCAGTATTAGAAACGCCAGAAGTGTTAGTCTCTAGGACTCGGATGCCAATCGCAGTATTGGTAGCTACCGCACTACCGCCCAACCCAACAGTCAAACCTTGAACAAGAGCGCCCCCAGTCAATGTAGATACGCCTGTCACGCCCAGCGTGGTGGATGCAGTGATGGCCTTGGCTGCAAGGGTGGTGTTGGCTACGGTCATCGTGCCAGTGGCTGCACCAATGTTTACTGTGGTGGCTGCACCGCCAAAATTGATTGTGGTTGCGGCGGTGTTGAGCAGTGCAAATGTAGTAGATGCAGTGGTCAAGCTGGTGGTGATTGCGGGTGAAGTTCCGAACACTGCAACGCCAGTGCCTGTCTCGTTGGTCAGAGCCGCAAGCAACTGGGCAGAGGTAAACGAACCCAGCGAGGTAGCATTTCCAACGGATGTGACTGCGCCAGTCAAGTTTGCGTTTACTGTTGCGGTTCCAGTTCCGTTCCCCGTGCCGCCGTTTGCAATTGCAAGAACTCCGGCAACCGTCACAGCCCCAGAAGTAGCAGACGACGGTGTCAAACCTGTAGTGCCAAATGAAACTGTTGTAACTGGCGTTGTGGCCGCGCTACTTGCAAGCAACTTGACAGTACCTGCGGAGTTTTTAAAGTACAACTTTTCGTCAACCGTGTTAAGCGCCAACTCGCCAGCAACAAGGTTGGCAGAAGACGGTGTTGCCGCAGCCGTAGTTGTGTAGTACAGCGAGATTGGGGTAAAGCCTGATTGAGCCATTAGAAAGCACCTCTAAAATTTAAAAAAATCATGCGCTTGAATCCGTCGTCAAAACGGGCTTGGATGTTTTCATATCTTTGTTGACAAATTGCCTCATGAACGCTCAGACGCTTGTCGGTTTCGGTGGCCAACTCATGAATCTGTTCCATAAAAGTCTTTTAGAAAAATGGCAGGAAGCCACCAGCACCGCCGACAGTGCCAAAGTTCCAGCCAGTGTTGTTGCCGCCGTCTACGTTGCCTTGGGACGTTGGAGCAAACCAATATCCAGCAGGGGTTGCAGCAGAGTCTGTGATTGAAACGTAGCTGACCAGCACCTTGCCACCAGTGTTCTTGGCAAGGTTCCACCGAGTGCCGGGGGTCTCGCTTTGCAAGGTCACAAGGTTGCCAGCCGTGCCAGATACGGAAAAGTTATTCACAGTTTGGGTCGACCCCGCCTGAAAACCCAAAGTCAATGGCTGGGCAGTGTTGCTGATGCTGTTGAACGTGTTGCTGTCGTAGAAGCCACCGGGTTGGGTTGTTGAGAACACCACGTTGTAGTACGTCTTCCCGCCGCCGTAAAAATACTGCTCAGAAGCCCCCGTAAAAGGCTCTGCAAGGTAAATGGTTGAAGTGCCAGCGTTGAGGGTGTAAGAAAAACCAGAATCGGCAACCTGCCAAGAAGCAGAGGCTGTTGTTCCGCCAAAGCAGGTAAATGAGCTTGACCCGAGGTTAAGTGTTCGATCCCCATTAGCAGCAGAAGTGCCAAACTTCCCACAAGAAACTGCGTAATTGTTGGTAGTCAAAGTTCCCGCCAGCAGCAACATGGTTCTTGTTGACCCAAGAGTCAAATCATCTTGAAGTGACCATGACCCACCGACGCCATTAAAAGTCAACGGTCTGTCAATCGTCACCCCGTTTGTGGTGATGGTCTTTGTTCCAGAGGTGGCGGCGAAAGTGGTTGAGTTTGAAGACGCAGTGATTGTTTGCGTGGGCGACAAAGTGAGGTTGCCGTAAATAAACCCGCTACCAAACAACCCAGTCGTGCCGCTAAACCCTGTGAAGTTCAAATTCCTGACGCTGTTGGGGGCTGTAGCAGTCCATTGATCCGAACCCGCAGTGACGTTGAAGTCCACCACATTCGATTCAGTTGCGCCCGTTGTTCCGTTGTTGATCGTCCGAGTTCCAGTGCTACCGCTGTAGGTGAAATTCACCGTTGGTGTGCCTGTGTAGCTGAAGTTGGTCAGGTCTTCAAAAGCCCACACGGTTGCGCTGTTACCAGTGACGTTTATTTGTCCACCGTTAAATGCAATTGCGCGAACCTCAAGGTCGGTAAACGTGCCGTCGAAGTTGTCGCCAGTAAGCGTATTCCCATTAAGGTTGATCGTGCCGGCAACAATATTGACTTTTCCTGTGCAAGTGAAATTGTCAGCCAGAGTCACGGTAGCACCGGGTGCGCCAACGATGGTTGTTGTCATTGGGAAAATAACACCTGCCGTGGTAACGGTTGCATTAGAAAGCGGGTTAAACGCAGTCGACCCACCAGTAAAAGCAAAAGTTATGGCGCTCGAAAGCGTTACAGTCGACCCTGCGCAGCCAGCCGCAAGGGTGTTAAACGTGTTCCAGTTAATGGTTAATGCGTTGGTTAAAGAGCCTGCGCTGATTGACGGCAAAATCCATCCATAGTCCATCACAATGGTGGATGAAGCGCCAACGCCAGTATTATCCAAAACTGCCGTGTCCTGACCCAATGGGAAGTTGTTAATGTTTACTGCGCCACCGGAAGAAGTCGCCCACGCAACATCCGACCAATTTCCACCCGCTGGCTGATTCCAATAAATTGTTTTTGGCGTTGCAAAAGTGATGTTGGTGTTCGAGCCAAAATTACCGAGATTGGTTCCAGACCAAGGCGAAGAAGCGCCTGCGGCAATGATGGCGTTAAAGTCTGCATTTGCAAGCGATACGGATGCGACGGTAAGCGTAGTCCCACCGGCCGCGCCTACAAGCCTTGGGCGCGAGTTTGCCGCAGAACCAGAGCAGCTTAATGTGCCGCTGATTGTTTGATTAGCGCTAAAAGAAAGCGAACGACGACCAGCGCCAGCGGGAGAGTCCAGAGTGAGGTTGTTGAACGTATTTGCGCCAGATATGGCTACGTTGTAGTAACTCGCCGGGAACGTCAGGTTGTAGTACGTCAAGCCGCCGCCAGCAAACGAGGCGTTTATCGTGTTTGTAGACAGTGAAATGGTGGACGTGCCAGCATTCAACGTCATGTTGGTTGAGTCAGAAAGGTTCCAAGGAGTGCTGCCATTTGCTGCATTGGTCAACGTGACCGTGCTTGCGCCAAGGGTCAGTGTTCTAGTGTTGGTATTGTTTGACGAGAAAGTTCCAGCAGTCACTGAGTAGCCGTTGGTGTTTAATGCACCATTGGTAAGCGTGATTGCACGGGTAGCGCCAGAAGTCAGTGCGGCTTGGAGTTGCCAAGTGCCACCAACGCCGTTAAATGTGAATGGGTTATTAAACGTAACGCCAGCAGTGTTAATTGTCTTTGTGCCAGATGTGGCCGCAAAAGTATATGTGGTAGCTCCTGCGGAACGTGTCATGCCCGTAGAGGCTTTGAAATTACCATAAATTGAAATTGCAGTGTTACCCAAAGCGCCTGCGTATCCCGTTGGATTTGTGCCATCGGTAAAGTCTAGGTCACGATAACCGCCTGCGGTAAGCGATAAAGTACCTGTACCAGCAGTAATCCTGAATGAAATACTGTTGGCTTCGGTGACTGCTGTTGGGGTGATTGTTCTTGACGTTGCACTTGAGTTGGTGCAAATAATCTGCGGCGTTCCCGTAACCGTCATGGTCGTGACGCCAGTAAAAATTGTGCCCGTGCTGTTTAGCGAGATGGTGTTTGTGCCAAAGGCAAGCGTACCCGTAAAGCCTGTGCAAGTCAGGGTCTGAATCGTTGGGCTGATGTTGAGCGTGACTGTGCCAGAGCCAGAATTGGCATTTAGCGTTGCAGTGTCGGCAGAACCCGGTACGGACGCGCCAGAAGAGCCGCCAGAGGTCGCAGACCAGTTGGAGGTGTCGTTCCAGTTACCCGTACCGCCCGTTACCCAAAATCGTGCTGCCATGCTTACTTCTCAACAGGTGCATCAACCACTACAGGAGGGTTCTTGACGTAGGCGTCCCACTTGTCGTAACGGGCTTGCTTCATCGCCTCAATCTCGGCGTCAGTCAGCCCGTGGTCATCAGCCAAATGCAGAGCGTCACGAAAGCCGTTAATTTCAAAGTCAATCTTGATCATGTCAGTTCCTTAGAAGCCAAAGACCTTGGCAATCATTTGCCATTTTGAAGAGGTGCTGTTGTAGATAAATCCGACGTAATCGGTTAAACCGCCACCACTTGATGCAGTCGGCAGGCTAATGTCCGTAGAGCCTTGGAACACGGCATTCCACGCAAAGGTCTGCACGTTGGTGCTGGTGAGGCGCAGGATGAACTTTTGACCATTGATTGCTGTGCCAGTTGGCGCATTGATAGTCAAGGTGCCTACCGCTTGCGTGTTGGCTTGGGTTGCAATGTCGGTTGTGTCGGCGTTAACAGTGATGGATGTTGCATCTGCAATAACCACCACACGTGTTGTTGCGGTTCCACTCGTGTTTCCCGTGCCGCCGTTTGCAATTGCAAGAATCCCGGAAACTGTTACAGCCCCTGTAGTTGCTGTTGCCGGGGTCAGTCCTGTTGTGCCAAACGATATTGAGTTGACGACAATACCAGTGGGAATAGAATTCCAAGCGCCGTTGACGTACCCCTCAAAAGATGCAGTTGTTGAGTTGTAACGGAAATTACCGTTAGTGGCCGTACCTCGCTGACCTGTTGTTCCCGCTGGCACAACAACGCCCCCAGTGCCGGGGATCACAGGGTTGTCGGCCAAGGAAATGGTTGGGTTGCCGCTTACGCCAGTCCCGTTTGCCACGTCAATTTGGCTTGCAGTGCCTGTTATCGTCGAGGAGGTGATGCCGCCAGCAGTTGAAAGCGTTACCAGTCCGTTAAAACTTGCGTTGGCAAAATTTGCTACCTGACCGCTCAAGGCGATGGTTGGGTCTCCAGCAACGCCGGAACCGTTGGTAACTGTCAACCCGGCCCCGGAAGAGGCCACAGAACGGCCTGTAAGGGCCGTAGAGGACGTTTTGACTTGTATGCCGGTGCTGGAGTTGACCAAGGACAATAAAGCGTCTGTGGTCGTTATATTGAAGAGCCCTTGCGCCCCGCCGTCCGTCACCGTCAGGCCATTGGTTGCGCCAACGTAGCGGCTGTTGGCCAACTGAGGCGTCTGGCTGACAGTCAGGTAAGTGTAAGGTTGCGACGGGGAGCCGGAGATGGCACTGGCGGTGGTCTGCACCGTCACGCCATTTTGGACGACTGGGACCGCTTCCGTGCCCGTAATGGCACCGGCCGATGGCAATTGGAGGATGGTTACTTGTGCGGACATTATGTGCTCGTGTTGTCTGGCGGGTTTGGTGCAATAGTGTCCCTGTTCCCGGTAGATGTTGGAGTCTGGGTATTACCCTCAGTCGAGATCTGATACACGCTGGTCTCGCCGCCCGTGATCAGATAGTTGTCGCCGGCATCAATTGGGAGATCGGGGCGTGGAAACCTAATCGTTATTCTTTCGGTTTTGCGAGCCGGCAGACGGTAAGGGTCAAGCTCATCTGCACAGCCCTCGTTGCATACCCTCAGACCCGGAAAGTTGGGGTCGTTGCGCATCACAGCATGCGGACGCTTCATCTTGCAGCGGTCGCACACCGCAATTGCGATGTCAGAGTATCCGAGGGTGTCCAGAAAGATGGCCATCGGTCACCTTGTGTAAACGCTGATGTTCGGAGCAAAGTAGATTGGCGACTTGTCGCGCTCTTCCTCTTCGGCCATGGCAAGGTACTTTGCCGCCTGACCCTCTAGGTACTGAACGCGGGCCATGTCCACGCCGGGCAGCTCAAGGCTCATCCGGTGAGCCAGCATCATCACCACGGCCTCGTACCAGCGCTGTGGGACCTCTAGCTCGCCGTACAGGTCGCCCACGTCCATGATCTGGCGTGAGTACCAAACAACCATCTGGTAGAAGGCGTTCTGGGGTGTTGGCCAAAGAACAATCTCGCTCTGCGGAATGGTCCGGTTAAACCCTC